GTCCTTCACGTTGTTGGGAAAGACGTGCACACGGGTCCACTCGATCTTCACGTTCGTGAACCTGTCGTCGTTGGATGTGTTTGTGGCCCCGCTGGGAACCTTCCACTTCGCAACGAACTGGTCGCCGTCGCGGGTTATCGTGACGCCCGTTACCTTCTTGGTGGGCTTCCTCTCTATGTCTTCAGCCATGGGCTATCCTTCCGTGTTGAGCAGAACTTGGAGCCTGTTGGCAACGCCGCGTGCCAATGCGTCGGCGTCGTCGGAGGCGTCGTAGTTGAGGTTCACGTACACGTTCACGCGATCGCCCTGCGAGGCGTCGTTGAGGTTCTTGGCTATCGCGTCCGCTATGGGCAGCATGTACTTCTCGTTCGTGAGCGGCACGACCGCTCCTCCCGAGCCCCAGTTGAGCACGGCCTCGGCTCCGTCCTCGCCTACCCATCCGTTGTTGGTGAGCGTCGGGCCGTTCGCTATGTAGCCTGATGCGTGCTGCGGGATGAACGGAGCCGACGCGATGCCGCCCGTCGCGACGCCGTTCCTAATGACGTTGGCGAAGATGCTCACCGTTTTCGACGTCACGTTGCCGATGGCGGTCACGAGGTTCTGCACCGCGCCGAGTCCGCTCACATTGGCGGTGATGGTCGAGGACTTGGACAAGGGGACGGCGTGGATTTCGCCGCTCAGCTCGTTTACTCGCACCTTCGACTCGGTCGCCGTGCCGTCGTCGGTCACGACGAAGCTCTTGCCCTCGACGCTCTGAATCTCGCCCTTGAGCCCGACGACCCTGCCCTGCTGGTCGTACACGGTCCCCATGTCGTCGACCCAGTAGGTCTTGCCCTCGATCTCGACGGCGTTCAGGTCGTCAATCTTGGCCTTGGACAGGTCGATTTCGACGCCCATGCTCTGCAGGCCGCTTATCATCGAACCTATCGATCCGTCCCAGGTTGACGCCATCGACTGAATGCCGTCCGCGTGCGATTCGAGGTCGTCGTAGCTCACGCCGAGGTTGTCGAGGTTGTGGGCGAACTCGGTGACCGACTCTCCGTTCTGCCATATGGACGCTTGGAGGGCGTCGTTGTCCGCGACCCACTTGACCGCGGCGCCGGCGCTGTCGAGCTGCGCCTCGGCCATGAGGTTCATGCCCTCTTCGTACTGGTTCATGGCGCTCGAGGTCTCGCCTAGCATCTGGTTCGCGTTCTTTAGCTCCTGCTCCGCGACAGCAAGGTTCGTCGAGTACTGATCGACTATCTCGGGATTCATGCCGGGCGTTCTCATGGCGTCGTCTAGCGTTGCCTTCGCCGTGGAGACCTTCTTCTCGGCGGCGGCAACCTGGTCGAGCGCGTTGCGGTAGTCGCCCATCTTCTTCGTGTAGCCCTCTTTGAAGAACTCGCCCTTCGCCGCCCTGACGATTGATGCTGACAGCTTGTCGAACGAGTCTGCGGTGAGCTCGGCGCCGTCCTTCATGAGCTGCAGGGCTCCCGTCTCGTTCTCGGTGAACGTGATGGACGTGCCAGCGGCCTGGTTGTACAGCTCGAGGGAGGTCTTGAGGTTCGCCATGCTCTCCGAGCTGTGGTCTCCCGCGTTCCACGCCTCGAGCGCCGAGAGCACCCTGTCCCTGTACTGCTCTATGAGCGCCGTGTTCGCGTAGGTCTCGTTCGCCGACTCCTGCAGCTTGCGGTTGTTGTCGGCCATCTTCGCGACCATCTCGTCGTAGCTGCCGCCCAAGTCGGTTATGGCTCCTACCTGCCCCGCTGCGGCCTCGCCGAGCGCCGAGCCTATCACGTCGCCCGCGTTCCTCGACGCTTCCTCGGCCTCCTGCATCTTCCTGATGTAGTCGGAGATGGCGCCGACCGCGAGCGTGATTCCCGCGACGACCGCACCCATTGCGAGGTCCTTGCCTATGGAGGCGCCGACCGTCTTAGCAGCGGAGCCGAGGGCGGACAGCTTGGTCTTCATGCCGTCAGCTCCCGAACCCGCGTTCGCGAAGCCGGCCTTCATGATGTTGATGGCCTTGCCCATGGCGGAGGATTCGGTCGTGAACTTGCGCACGTTCTCCTTGGCCGTCATGAACGTGGACACCATCGTGAGCGCGGGGCCCGAGAGCGCCGCGATACCCAGCCCCACGACCGCCATGGTCTTCTGGCCCTCGTCCATGCCGTCGAACAGGTCGAGCGCGGACTGGGCCATCGACGTGAACGACGAGATGACGGGCGTAGCGCCCTCGGCGAGCGACGCCATAGCGTCCTTGCCGACGTTCGAGAGTATCGAGAGCTGGCCAGAGAAGCCCTGGGCCTTCTTGTCCGCCTCGCGCGCCGCGTCTCCCGCAGCGCCCCACTGGTCGGACTGGCCGTCCCATGCATGCTGGGACATGAGCAGGTTGTCGTTCAACCCGCCGATGGTCTGCATTAGACCGAGGATGGACTGTTTCTGGCGCTCGCCCGTGATGCCCATCTCTTCGAGCGTGCTTACTGCGGAGCCGCCGTCAGCCTCTATCTGGTTCAGGCCGTCGATGAACGCCTTGAACGCCTCGATCGGGTGCTCTTTCCACGAAGCCGCGAAATCCTCCGACGACATGTGCGCAACTTGCGCGAACGCGTCAAGCGCCTCGCCGCCGTTCGAGACCGCTGACTCTATGTCCGACATGGTGTTGGCGATGGCCGTTCCCGCGGCCTCGGTCTTCATGCCGGTCGCGGCGATGCTCGACGAGAGCGCGAGGATTTCTGGCACGGACATGCCGACGATGGTGCCCATCGAGCCGATGCGCGTTGCGATATCGACTATCTGGTCCTCGGTCGATGCGCCGTTGTTGCCGAGTCGCACCAGCGCGTCTGCGTAGTTGTCGTACTCTTCCGCGCCCATGTGTGTGATGTTGGCGAGCTTGCCGAGCGACGATGCTGCTTCCTCGGTGTCGAGGTTCGTGGCCACGTCCAAATTCGATACGGTCTCGGAGAAAGCCTGCAGCGAATCGGCCGCTACGCCCAGCTCCCCGCCGATTGCCATGATGCTCATCATCTGGTCGGCGCTCGTGACGTGCGTCTTGGAGAACTCGATGGCGCCCTCTCTCAGGTCGGCGAGCTGGGAGTCGGACGCCTCGACGGTCTTCGCCATGTCGCGAAAGGCCGAATCCATCTCCTGCGCCGCCGTTACGGTGCGCCACCCGAGCATGGTGATGGCGGGGGTGAGCGTGGAATACATGGTCATGCCAGCTGACTTGAGCGTCGATGCGTTGAGCATGCTCTTGTCGCCCAGGCTTGTGAGGTCCATGCGCCTCTTGACGTCCTTGGCATGCGCCGAGGTCTGGACGAGCTCCTGCTGCAGCCTTTGCAGCTCTGAGCACTCCTTTGCGGTCTCGAACGCTTCGTCCAGGCCCTTCGCACTAGCTTTGAGGGCGTCGACCTTCGAGTCGGCGTCCCTGACGGCGGCTTCGAGCTGCTTTATCTCGTCTACGGGCGCCTGCTGGTCTTTCAGGTGTTGGAGGGACTGGCGGAGCGCGTCTGCCCTGCCCTTGGCTTCCGCGAGCTCGGTCTTCATCCGCTGCCAGTCGTCCCCCGTCTGCTGGATGTACTGCGGGAGGTTCTTCTGCTCTGCGAGCACTCCCGACAGGCGGCTCTCGTAAGCTGCTACCTGTCTGGAAAGCTCCGCAGCCTTCTCGTTCGCCGTGTCGTACTCGCTCGATAGGGCCCTGAGCCTGCCGACTGCCGCCGAGAGGTTCGACGGGTCCTCGCGGATTGCCGACTCGTACGCCCTCGCCTGATTCGCGCAGTCGGACAGCGCCGCGTCCATTGACTTTATCTTGGCGTTCGACTCGTCCCATGCGCTCGCGGAGTACATGGAGACGGTGTTCATCTCGCGCATGGACGCAGCGGTGCCCTCGGCCTCCGAGCGGATGCGCTGCATGTCCACGCCCATCTTCTTGAACTGCGCGGCCTTGTCGTAGGCGTCCTTGTCCCCAAGCGCCTCCTTGAAGGTCTCGCGCATCAGGCGGTTGGACGCTATCTGCTCGTCGGTGACCGCCCCGAGTTTTTTCATGTCGGCAAGGAGCTCGTCTATGTCCGCGGCCCTGCCCGCGTCGGACAGGTCGAGCCTCACGCGGTCGACGTTGTTCGCCGTGTCCCTCACGACGATGCCGAGCTCGCGGAACTTGGCGATGACGGCATCGACTTCCTCGTCGGCGCCGTCCATCTTGAGAGCCTGCTTGATCGACGCGGTGCCCAGCTTCTCGAACTCGCGGTACATGGCGGCGAGCGACGCGGTTACGTCCTCGTACCGCTTGTCTGCCGCCTTCGCCGCCAGCTCCACGTTCTCGGTTGCCTTTGCGAGCGCCTTGACGTCTGTGGCGGCGCCGCCCACCGTGACGGCCTGCCTGCCCAGCTCCGCGTAGCCGTTCCTGACGAGCTTGAGCTTGGAGTACAGGGCCTCCATGCGGTTCTCGGACAGCTTGACCCTGGTGTTGAGGTTCCCGAAGTCGGCGGGGTCGAAGCGCATGGCGCGCGTTATCTGGCGGAGCTGCGACTGCAGCGATGCCGCCGACTTGGTGGAAGATTTGAGCGCGGAATTGAGCTGGGAGGTGTCGCCGCCTATGCGTATCGTCAGCCCCTTGTACTCTGCCATCTATGGCACCTCCTAGAATGCTTCGATATCGGCCTGCGTCGCGTCCCGCACGCCCCCTTCTTCTTCGCCGCGCTCGGCGGCTGCGGCCTGCACGTACCATGCGGCCCTCGCGTACGGCATCGTTGTTACGTCAGCCCTGGTGAACCCCAGCTTGAGCATCGTCAGCTCCGTCTTGCTGTACGCGAGGCTTCCGCCTGCGCCTCGGCTTCTCGAGCTGCCTTGCGAGCTCTTCGGTGGCTTGGGAGAGTGAAGGAAAGCAGGCATCGATTTCCTTCACGAGAAGCATGTGCAGTCGGTACATGTCGATGTCGTCCGCAGCATGCGCCTTGCTCCACAGCTTGAAGTCGCCCACCATCTTGTCGCCGTTGAGACCCGCCTCGCAGCCGCACTTGAGCATCGCCCAGAGTGCGCGCGCGTCGGCCTCCCAGTTGGCGGCGAGCAGCTTGCCGAGCGGGGTGCCGTCCTCGGAGTCGCCGTAGTCGGTCACGTCGTCGACCAGCGACTTGTGCGGGCTGGCTGGGTCGTTCTGGAACGCCTGCTCGTAGATGGTCAGCGTGTGCAGGCTGCACAGCGCCGTCCACTCGTCCGTGGATTCGCCGAAGGCGAGCGGCCCCTTGTCTCGGGACTGCTCGCCCTCCGCGTTCTCATCCACATGCTTGAAATGGATGATCATGCTCCGCTCCTTACGCGCCCACGATGTAGACCGCGTTGAACCAGGCGTTGAACTGCGTCGCGGTCGCGGCCTCGTTGGTGACGCTCGCCTTGATGACGTTCACGGTGGCGTTGTCGATGGTGAGGTCGCGGCCGATCGCCACGCCGGTCAGCTCGTCTGTGTCGGGGTCGACCGAGTCGGTCTTGGTGTTGCCGGTCTCGGTCGGGCGGTTGAACTTGACGTTGTACAGAAGGCCGCGCTTCTTGACCTTGCTGCCGTCGAACTGCCACAGAAACGCGCAGCTCTTGGGCTCGGCGTCGGCCGCCTCGTAGACCCCGCCGTTGTCGTCGGC